AATGATATTAAAGTTATAATGTGAAAAGACCTCTCTGTCTACCAACTTATATGTCCCATGCTCCCCTGCCATTTCATACCCCTCCCCTGAGATGTATTCATTACCTATGAAGCACTCCGCATCAAAATTGTCTCTCATGCGGTATAAGAAGTTGGTTTTGATCTTCTTAACCAGTAACCACAACCTGATAAGAGAATAGTTTGCGAACTCCTCCGCAACAACTTCATCTCCGTCTTTAATATACGCATTGAGATCCTGCTTTATCTGTTTTGCTTCTTTCTCTGTGGCAAAGTCAACCATTGTTGCAATCTGATGAGCAAAGGCAATCGCAAGGTCAATGTCAATTTCTGATCCAAACTCACTGATCCACGCATCAGGTTGAACGAACATTGTCGGATCTAACTTCTCTGTTAATGGTGTTGCGATCATGTCCTTAAGTGTTGCTCCCTTATACTCTGTATGTGGTGCAACCACGACTCCCACATTCTGAACTTCGGCAAATGTATATGAGATTGCGTTCGGTTTGTAATCTCTATAACCTCCATACCCGATGAAGTCCCCTTGAAATACACGACCCTCAAAACCGATACGTGGTAAACAATTAAAGCACCTATGCAAAATAGAACTTAGTTCAAAGTTGTGTCCGTGATTGCGTTCAATGTCTGCATTGCTGTAGTTAACCTTTGGGGTTCTCTTGTTAAATACGGACTTCGTGCCAACAAAAAACTTTCCGTTCTCTGGATCAGTACCCCACACAATAGCGGGTGATCCGTCAATCTTTACGGAATAATGATTGTCGGATTGAAACGCATCTAATACAGATAGATCCCCTGTAAGGATCGTGTCTTCGGGTGTTCAATGTGTTTGTTTTTCATATTAAGCACCTTGATAAACTTTTGCTGTTGCATACTTGCTACAGGGGTGGGGGTTGCTAGGTGTACAACCGAAAGAACCGAAAAATGCATTAAGCATAATAAGGTTTAAGTCTGGATCGTCAAAATCAACTCCGCATATATGGTAGACTCCCCATTCTTGGATTTCATCAACGAATGTCTGGAAGTCTTCGCATAAGTATGCAATGTCTTTGAACTTTTCAACTGTGTCGATTCTGTTTATCATTCTTTCTGTTGGATTCATAATTGAAACTCCTTTGTGTATACAATCATTATAAACGCAATCCACCAGATTTGTCTTAGGTTAGTGTTCACTTTTTTAACTGTCCACCTCAAAGCATGCATAATCCCATGGTGCGGGTTCACATATCTTTTCAATCAGTGTGTCAAACGCGGTTTCTGTTTCTGCGTCAACCCACCCGTTCTCTATAAAAAATTGTGCCATCTTGACAAGCACTGATTCTTCGGGTTCGGTCATTGTCAATTCGCGTTCCCATTTAACTGTTGTCATGATCAATCTCCAAAGAATTAATAAATGTTGTACAATACCTGTTAAACTTAGCAAGAGCATAAAAAGGTACTTGGTCATCTTCTTCACCGATATAGTAAAAAAGTTTGTTAATATCGCTCTGAAAGTTTATCAGAGCGATTTCGTTTTTAGTGTAACTACTCATACTAAAGAATCCAAACGTGCTTGAGGAACTTTTTTACCATCTCTGGCACCCCACTTGTTGATGTGCTTAGATGTTGTTACTGACCAATACTGTTCAGTTTTTACGAATCCTTCACCGAAGATGTAAGCAGCAACGGGTGTTCTGTATGAGAAAAGAATACGTGCTTCAGAAGTTTCAACCTCTGTCATATTTGAAGCGATTGGTGTAAGTTGCATTAGTGCTCCTTTTGTTGTATACATCTATTATGGCATTAAAAAACCCCCTTGTCGGGGGTCAGTGTGCACTTTGTCAACTGTCCACTTTAGTACTCTGAGACAATTTTTAACCAACTCCAAACTTCTGATTTGGTTAACCACCCACGCACGTCAGTCCACTCGTCATCATAGTGTATTTTGTCTCCCTTTAAAAGAGCAATCTCATAAAGTCCTTCTGATCCTCCGTAAGAATGCTCATGGCATGCTACTGAGAGACCATAACCATTATCGCAGTAGTATCTTACTACTTCGTCGTTTTCTCTGATTACTCTTTTTTCTTTGTACATAGTTTTAAAACTTTGTTTCTATACTTCTATTATAGAGAATAAAAAACCCTCTGTGAAGAGGGTGTGTGACACTTTTAAAACTGTCTATGCTTTCCCAGTTTTACAAGTTTTGCTTCTTTCTCTGTGCTATAATAGTCGATTGTCGTAGCAATTGCCATTCCGCAAGTGTAGATTGCATAGCAACCACCGATTACGATAAAAAGTTCAATTCCTGTCATTTTTGGGTTCCTCCTTAAGAACGAATGTTGATGTGTAATTTTTGTAGTCTACGATTAAATTGTAATCTTTGTCCTCATAGACTTCGAGTAGTGCTTCGTACACTTTAGGATCAAGCGGTTGCATAATTAGTCCTCCCGAATCTTTCGGCATAATAACCGATATTTACATAGTCCCTTTTAAGGGTGCATATCCTAGTAATGTCTGCTAGTGCTAGGAGATGTTCGGGTGTGTAAACTGATGGATCGTCCCACTCTGAAACCGCAATCGCATTTTCAACGTCCATTGCACTTCCAATAGCAGGGCAAGACATCAACGTTCCATCTTCGTCGATCCAGAATCCCATTCCGAAACAGTGCGAGTAATGAATTTCAGGTTTTGGCATTTGCCTCCGTGTGTATGTTCTTATTATAATGGATCATAGATCCAATTCAACGAATAGTGGACACTTAACCAACTGGCACAAAGCGACCACTATTAAAATTTGCATATGAGAAGATATGCCTGTAAACTAATTTGTACATACCGAACTTATTAGTCATTACGAATCCTTCGCCTATGTGCTTGTCATATCCAAGATATGCCTGTACTGGATCGCTGTGAGTCAATCTACTCATAACGTCCGCTTTAGTATCCTGCACTAATTTCCAGTAATTTATCAATCTGCCATGAACCCCATAGTTTTTAGGATCCACTTCTCTTCCTTCTCTATAATCCTTATTTATTTGTTTCTTCAACTCATTAGCAGTTTTTTGATCCACGAACTGGATCCCACCTGCCATATGTCGAATAAAGTCAATAGACTTTTTCAAGTTACTAATCGGATCGTTTTCTCTCTCCCTAACCTTAGTTCCTATAAACAAACATTCGTCCATTTTTTCCCAGTTGTAATAGTATGGGAAAGACTTCATAGGGTGTGCGATTGCATTTGCAAGATTGTTTTCGCATTGTGTGGTGATGTACTGCGTGTGAGGTGCAATGATGATCTTTTGATCTACCACGTCAGGGAATTTATAGGTAAGGGTATTCGGTTTATATTCGTCACTCCCCCCGAATCCTATGAAGTCACCTTGAAAAACCATATAACCTAGATGGTGTGGTATGTGGTCTAAACACGCATGAAGAATCTTTGCAACTTCTCCATCATGATTTGCGTCAATGTCCCTATGGGTGTAGTTAATTTTGATCTTTACTTTGTTAAAGACGCTTTTAGTACCCACGAAAAATCTGTGAGTCTTAGGGTGATTACCCCATACTACTGCGGGTGCACCATCATATTTTAATGATACGTGACCGCCACCAGTAAACCAATCTAACACGGATAAATCTCCTGTTAGGATCATGTCTTCTGGGTGTTCTAGGTGTGTGTTTTTCATACCTTTATTATAACGAAAGAAAACCCCCTGTGTAGGGGGTGTGTGACACTTTATAAAGTGGCATACTGTATTACCATTCCTCCTTTCTGTCGTGTAAGAATTCTTGTAGAACTTCATACGAACCTTCTTCATCGAGTACATAAGGTGCAAGTACTTCATATAAGTTTTCATCGTACTCATCCATCTCATCCCTTAACTCATCTTCTTCAAGATCAATTAATTCATTCATCATAATGTCACGAATGTACGCAAACAAATCTTCAGAAGTCATATCCGCAAGTTTGAATTTTACGAATTCTTTTCTTAGATCCTGTAGTTGCTCTTTTGTAAACAATGATTTAATCATAATACTGGATCCTCCTCTACTTCGCCTGTGGTTTCCCAACCGTTTGACAATTCTTCGCCAGTTTCAGTAACCACATAGTAGTGACCAAAGTTCTCTTGTAATCTTGCTTCAGCATCTTCAAGTGAGTCTGCTTCTACGTGGATCCAACCTGTTTTTTGAACAGTAAAACTAAATTCTTTCATAATACCCCCTCTAGTACAAGTTGTTTTTGATCAAAAATGTTTTGCTCTTCAATTTCATATAATCTTTCGTTGTACTCTCCATAATCCTCTTCGTAATCATCAAAATCCCATTCTCCATCTTCAAATTTTTTGATTGCGTGTTCCTTACTTCGTGCCATTATGTTGTAAGTACCATACTTTTCAAATTTTGTTGTAACCAAGAATGGTGTTTCTGTTGGCAATTCCATTTTCATTTTACAATTTTTATGTGTATGTAATGATCTTTTAGTAGGCTTGGTCTTCCTATATATATATCCTAGCGAAATTATTTTATCCTCAAAATTAAAAGAATTTAATG